GCGTTATCCAGTACGCTTGATTCCATCCCTTTATCCATGCAGCGACAGTTTCCTGATTTAACACCGCGCCATCTTGACCATCTGAAAACCCTTATTGCTAAGGGGGCAAATCAGTGTGCGCGGGCAGGGGATAAATTACCGGATTTACTCGATGAATATATCAGAGCAACAACTGAATAATATGATGGCTGCCGTTTCGGTTGCGCTGCAGCCTCTGGTCAGGGTTGTACCAATGACGGCAGTTGAATGGGCTGATCAAAATTATTATCTGCCTAAAGAATCTTCATATGGTGAGGGAGAATGGAAAACGCTGCCATTCCAGATCGCCATTATGAACTGTATGGGTAACGACCAGGTTCGCACGGTTAACCTGATTAAATCTGCTCGTGTTGGCTATACAAAGATGTTGCTGGGGGTGGTCGGGTATTTTATTGAGCATAAATCCCGAAACAGTCTGCTTTTTCAGCCCACGGATTCTGCCGCTGAAGATTTTATGAAGTCTCACGTGGAGGCGACGATTCGGAACGTGCCATGCCTGAAAGACCTTTCCCCATGGCTGGGTCGTAAACATCGTGACAATACTCTCACGCTGAAACGCTTTTCATCGGGCGTCGGTTTCTGGTGCCTGGGCGGCGCTGCCGCCAAAAACTACCGTGAAAAATCCGTGGACGTGGTCTGCTATGACNAACTTTCCTCGTTCGAGCCGGATGTCGAAAAAGAGGGCTCGCCAACCCTGCTGGGGGATAAGCGTATTGAGGGGTCGGTGTGGCCAAAATCCATTCGCGGCTCGACGCCTAAAATCAAAGGCACCTGCCAGATCGAAAAAGCCGCTAACGAGTCGGCGCATTTTATGCGTTTTTATGTGCCCTGCCCGCACTGTGGGGAGGCGCAGTATCTGAAATTTGGCGATGAGTCCACGCCTTTTGGGCTTAAATGGGAGAAGGACAGCCCCGAAAGTGTTTTCTACCTCTGTGAACATCATGGCTGCGTGATCCATCAGTCTGAACTGGACCAGAGCAACGGGCGGTGGATCTGTGAAAACACGGGCATGTGGACCCGTGACGGTCTGACGTTTTTCAGCGCCCGGGGTGATGAAATTCCGCCGCCGCGCTCCATCACGTTCCATATCTGGACGGCGTACAGTCCGTTTACCACCTGGGTACAGATAGTCTATGACTGGCTGGATGCACTGAAAGATCCCAACGGCCTGAAAACCTTTGTGAACACCACGCTGGGCGAGACCTGGGAAGAAGCCGTGGGCGAAAAACTCGATCACCAGGTACTGATGGATAAGGTCGTGCATTACACGGCGGCGGTACCGGTGCGCGTGCAGGTGATTTAAAAGGGATTAATGTGAAATACCGTTATGAGTTCACGGATCACCTGGGCGGCATTGTCGCGCTGAGTTATGCATCGGTGAAGAAAAGTGACACGATGAAGACGGGTGAAAATACCTTCCATTATGAAAGCCTGCGCGGTCGTTATGTCAGTCTGATGGCCGGCCCTGTCTGGCAGCTCAGTGAGCGGGTCAGTCTCTATGGCATGGCCGGGATGGCGTACACCCGCTGGTCTGACAGTGTTCAGGATTACCGGCGTGATGAAGTGAAACCGGGGTATGTGAAGGAGACCACCACCGCCAGTGATGGTCATACTGCGCGTCATCTGTCGCCGGCCTGGAATGCCGGGATTCAGTTCAGTCCCGTAGAGACGGTGGTTATTGACCTTGCTTATGAAGGTTCCGGCAGTGGCGACTGGCGCACTGACGGTTTCATCGTGGGTGTCGGCTATAAATTCTGATTAGCCAGGTAACACAGTGTTATGACAGCCCGCCGGTTCAGGCGGGCTTTTTTGTAGGGTGAATATGGCAGTAAAGATTTCAGGTGTGCTGAAAGACGGCACAGGAAAACCAATACAGAACTGCACCATTCAACTGAAAGCCAGACGTAACAGCACCACGGTGGTGGTGAACACGGTGGCCTCTGAAAATCCGGATGAGGCAGGGCGTTACAGCATGGACGTCGAGTATGGTCAGTACAGCGTCACTCTGTTGGTGGAGGGATTCCCTCCATCACATGCCGGGACCATCACTGTGTATGAAGATTCTCAACCGGGGACGCTGAATGATTTTCTCGGTGCCATGTCGGAGGATGACGTCCGGCCGGAGGCAATGCGTCGTTTTGAACTGATGGTGGAAGAAGCGGCGCGTCACGCAGAGGAGGCGAAGAAGAATGCCGGAGAGGCGGAGACATCAGCGAGGAATGCCGGCATATCAGCCAGTCAGGCAGAAGAGAGCGCTGCAAATGCTGACACTTCAGCAGGGGATGCATCGGAGTCAGCCCGGCAGGCGGCAGAAAGTGCAGCCGCTGCAAAGCAGTCAGAGGAGGCGTCCTCGTCCTCGGCCTCTGCGGCCGCTCAAAAAGCCAGTGAGTCATCACAAAGTGCAGCAGATGCTGAATTGTCAAGAAAGACGGCAGAAAGTGCAGCCGGTAATGCAGCCAGGGATGCAACGACCGCAACAGAAAAAGCCCGGGAGTCAGCAGAAAGCGCACAGTCAGCGGAACAAAGCAGGATAGCGGCGGAAGAGGCCGTAAACCGAATCCCCACCGTGGTGGGACCTCCCGGGCCAAAGGGGGAACAGGGGCCCGCGGGTCCTCAGGGGCCGAAGGGTGATAAGGGAGAGCGCGGTGACACGGGCCCTGTCGGGGCAACCGGCGAACGGGGACCGGCAGGTGATGCTGGTCCGGCAGGCCCGCAGGGGCCGAAAGGTGACAGGGGAGAGCGGGGAGAGACCGGTCTGACGGGAAATGCAGGTCCACAGGGTCCAAAGGGAGATACCGGTGCGGCAGGCCCGGCAGGCCCACAGGGACCGAAAGGAGAAACAGGTGCGGCTGGCCCGGTGGGGGCAACCGGACCTCAGGGACCAAAGGGCGACCCGGGGGAGACACAAATCCGTTTTCGTCTGGGGCCGGCGAGCATTATTGAGACAAACAGCAATGGCGGGTTCCCGGATACAGATGGCGCACTCATCACCGGACTGACCTTTCTTGACCCCAAAGATGCCACACAGGTTCAGGGGCTGTTTCAGCATTTGCAGGTCAGGTTTGGTGACGGGCCGTGGCAGGATGTCAAGGGGCTGGATGAAGTGGGCTGTGATACAGGCAGAACAGGAGAATGACATGAATATACTAAAAAAACTTATGCAGCGTCTGTGTGGTTGCGGAAAGCATGATGGCCGTGAACACGTGCAGTTGCTTACAGCACAACTGCGTCTGGGACCGGCAGACATTCTGGAGTCAGATGAGAATGGCATTATTCCGGAGCAGGACAGGGTAATCACGCAGGTGGTGATACTGGATGCAGATAAAAAGCAGATACAGTGCGTGGTAAGACCGCTGCAAATTCTGCGTGCTGACGGGACGTGGGAAAATATTGGCGGGATGAAGTAACCCGACAGCTTCACAAAACCGGAGTCCGGCTCCGGTTTTTGTTGGCATGCCATGGTGATGTTTGTTAGGAAAGCAAAGATGGCAAAACTGCTGGAGGTTTTGTGGTTGAGTATGCCAATATAATTAATAGATTAAAGAGTTAGTTGTGAAGAAAATATGGATAAACAGGACGACGAATGCTTTCACCGATAAGGACAACTTTCCATAACTCAGTAAATATAGTGCAGAGTTCACCCTGTCAAACGGTTTCTTTTGCAGGAAAGGAATATGAGTTAAAGGTCATTGATGAAAAAACGCCTATTCTTTTTCAGTGGTTTGAACCTAATCCTGAACGATATAAGAAAGATGAGGTTCCAATAGTTAATACTAAGCAGCATCCCTATTTAGATAATGTCACAAATGCGGCAAGGATAGAGAGTGATCGTATGATAGGTATTTTTGTTGATGGCGATTTTTCAGTCAACCAAAAGACTGCTTTTTCAAAATTGGAACGAGATTTTGAAAATGTAATGATAATCTATCGGGAAGATGTTGACTTCAGTATGTATGACAGAAAACTATCAGATATTTATCATGATATTATATGTGAACAAAGGTTACGAACTGAAGACAAAAGAGATGAATACTTGTTGAATCTGTTAGAGAAAGAGCTGAGGGAAATTTCAAAGGCGCAGGATTCTTTGATTTCTATGTATGCAAAGAAAAGAAATCATGCATGGTTTGATTTCTTCAGAAATTTAGCCTTATTAAAAGCAGGAGAGATATTCAGGTGCACATATAATACAAAGAATCACGGTATTTCATTCGGGGAGGGGTGTATCTATCTTGATATGGATATGATACTTACAGGTAAGCTTGGTACAATATATGCTCCTGATGGAATTTCAATGCATGTGGATCGTCGTAATGATAGTGTAAATATTGAAAATAGTGCAATAATTGTTAACCGTAGTAATCATCCTGCTCTACTTGAGGGACTTTCTTTTATGCATAGTAAAGTAGATGCTCATCCATATTATGATGGTTTGGGGAAAGGAGTTAAGAAATATTTTAATTTTACACCATTACATAATTATAATCATTTTTGTGACTTTATTGAGTTTAACCACCCTAATATAATCATGAACACAAGTCAGTATACATGCAGTTCATGGTAAATGAATTTGATATAGTTTATTTTGTTGTAATAAATGATTTGCAGGGTATTAGATATAAACATGAAAATTCCCTCATTACAGTCCAACTTCAACTTTTCCGCCCCGGCAGGATACTCTGCTCCCATTGCTCCTAATCGTGCTGAAAATGCCTATGCGGATTACGTTTTGGATATAGGTAAGCGAATACCACTTTCCGCAGCAGATTTAAGCAACGTATACGAAAGTGTAATACGCGCCGTCCATGACAGTCGTGGCAGACTCATTGATCAGCATACGGTCGATATGATTAGTAATACTATACTTGATGCTTTGAGCCGCTCATAAACTTTTCGTGATGCCGTAAGCTATGGCATTCATATTCAGGATGCTGCAGATCGCAACGGATGAAGAGACATCGTTGTTGACAGTCTGGAAGAGGTATCGGGTGTTACTGAACCGTGTTGATACGTCAGTATCTCCAGATTTCGAGGGCCAGTAATACCTGATTTATAGTTCGTAAACGTTCGTCTGACGGGATGCTGGAAGGATGAATGAGTTGCCAGATACTCAAAAACAATAGTTAATTTCCAGTTTTTTGTTGTCATGTCATGGTGATGTTTGTTAAGAAAGTAAAGATTGATTCATTTTGAAGGTTGAAATGTATGCTATCACCATCTTCTGTAAATTTGGGGTGTTCATGGAATTCTTTAACCAGAAACCTGACTTTGCCTGATAATCGTGTTTTATCCCTCTGTAAGGGATGCTGCCGCTCACTCTGATAATGGGGCGCAAGTAAAGGTTAGCAACAGAACATATCGCGTTGTTTTAAGTGATAATAGGTTTTGCGTGACAAGAGAGAGTCATAGTGGATGTTTTACTAATATGCTGTATAGACTGGGATGGCCTAAGGGAGAGATCACCAGAAAAATTGAGGCTATGCTGAATTCATCGACAGTGAGCACGACTATAGAAAGAGGATCTGTTCGTTCGAACAGACCTGATTTACCTCCAGTGGATTATGCGCAGCCGGAGTTACCGCCAGCGGATTATACTCAGTCAGCGTTGCTGAGGCTTAGCAACAACAAATCACCCGTGCTAGGTAACGTTATTGGTAAAGGTGGTAATGCTGTCGTGTATGAAGATATGGAAAATACAACAAAAGTGTTGAAGATGTTTACTATATCTCAAAGCCATGAAGAGGTGACAAGCGAAGTTCGTTGTTTCAACCAGTATTATGGTGCCGGGAGTGCAGAGAAAATATATGGCGATAATAGAGATATTATTGGTATTAGAATGGATAAAATAAATGGAGAATCGCTTTTAAATATTTCGTCCTTGCCAGCACAGGCTGAGCATGCTATTTATGATATGTTTGAGAGACTGGAAAAAAAGGAATTCTTTTTGTTGATACAACAGAAACAAATGTTTTATATGATCGTGTGAGAAATGAATTTAATCCAATAGATATATCATCTTATAATGTTTCTGATATTTCATGGAGTAGACATGAAATCATGCAATCTTATCATGGAGGAAAGCAAGATCTTATTAGTGTGGTATTAAGTAAGGTATAATATTTTTATACAGCCATATTTTTTTATAATATTTATTTGTTAAGGGGGTTTTGATATGTTACCAACAAGTGGCTCTTCAGCAAATCTTTATTCATGGATGTATGTATCAGGAAGAGGTAACCCTTCGACTCCGGAATCAGTAAGTGAACTTAATCATAATCATTTTCTTACTCCTGAATTACAAGATAAACTTGATGTTATGATCTCTATATACTCAAATGCCAGAAATAGTAATGAGCTTGAGGAAATTTATCAAGAGCTAAGTGCTTTTGTAAGTGGGCTGATGGATAAGAGAAATAGTGTATTTGAGGTGAGAAATGAAAATACTGATGAGGTTGTCGGAGCACTGAGGGAGGGGATGACGATAGATGACAGGGATGGTTATATCAGGGAGCTTTTTTTTCTGTATTCATTGAAAGTAAAAATTGAGGAAAGTAGACAAGGTAAAGAAGGTTCTAAATGTAAAGTTTATGGTCTGTTATGTCCGCATCACTCTTCAGAGCTATATGGTGATCTACGAGCAATGAAATGTCTTGTGGAAGGATGCAGTGATGATTTTGATCCTTTTGATATTATTAGGGTGCCGGATCTTACTTACAACAAAGGAGCTTTACAATGTGGATGATTAGAGGGAGGTCCTGTGAGCCTGCTTATCATTTTGTGTAAACGCTTTTTTTAAAAGTGACCATCAAGGTGGCTACCAAGCTCGATTATAAAGTAGCATTGTCCATTTCTGTGATGTGGATTGCCAGCCAATCACTTTGTTTGCTGACTTGTAGTCGGGGATATCGGGGGCACCTTGCATTTCCTGACGGCGTGCTATACGACACCTCACTGTACACACGTAGTTACAAATTTACCCCAGCGCAATGGTCTCAGGAGAGGGGCGATTAATTTCATCAGATATTCTTCGTCAGAAGGTGGTGCTTATCCATGATATTTGTGTATCGACTTTTTATAAGAGGTTTCTGGTCGGGATTATATAAAACTGCGGACACGTCGTATGCAAGAAGGCGCTACGGTTTTCTGATAAACCTTTCGCCAGCATCATCTGCTTCAGCCCAGTAAAAAGAGACGCGAAAAATGCACAACAGGCACCACACGTCATGCATGGATTAGGATTGCTCATAAATTCACTACTTGAGTATCAGTAATGTTAAGGGATATCAGGAAATATTTTATGAGAAAGAAAAACAGCAAACTGGTCAAAAATAACTCAAAGAAGGCTTGGAATATTCTTATTGAATTCAACGTAGTTTATTGATTTTTCGTGTATGTTTTTAAGACATTTATTCCAAGAAAAATTTATAACCTTTTGATTTTGCGATTCGGTATCATCGGTCTCGAAAACCGGAGTAGGGGCAACTCTACCGGGGGTTCAAATCCCCCTCTCTCCGCCACTTTATCAATGACTTATCTCCCGACTTCCCGCCTTGCTTTTCCTAAATAGAACAATCGTAGAATATTCTTGAAGGGTTAGATCGTCACTGTTTTCTGTTCGATACTGTGACATTCAGCACTTGATTCGCTATGGATCTGACAGGAAGGTTTCGAGCGAAAATCGGCTTTGTTGAATAAATAAGATTTCGTGCGAACGACCCTGTAGCTGGCTGGATTTTCAGGCAATACGCACGCTTTCTGGCATCCCAGCCTTTGTCAT